ATGCCATACAAAAAAGGATCTTCACAATATATTAGTGAAGACCTTAAGCGTGGTGATAATATTAGAATTTATAGTTGATTATTCTTCTGCTAATTTTTGGAAATATGATAATGCATCGTCCTCATCTTCATCAGGTTCAACTTTAGATACTGGTGCCTTACTACGAGCATAAGATTTTTCCAGTTCTTCTACGACACGATTTTCTGTTACAGATGATTTTTCTTCATAAGAAGAATATGAATCTTCTTGCTCTGCAACTTCACGAGAACGAGTTGGGGCAGTCTTGTTTCCAAGAACCATATTCATACGACGTTCAAGTTCTTCATAGGTCTTAAACTGGTCTGGAGCAGTCACAGCAGCAAGAGAATACTCTTTCTTCCAAAGTGCTTCCATTGCGTCATCATCATCAAGAAGTGGAGAAACACGATCAAATTCAGATTTGTCGTAGTTCCAGTAACCATCTTTCTTTACAATCTTCAGTTTGAAGTTTGCACCCAACCAGAAGTCAAAAGGATTGATTGGTGACTCATCTTCAAATTCAGGTTGCATTGCCTCCATAATCTTATCAAAGATTTTCTTACCATACTTAAACAGAAAGACTTTACCTTCGTTTGATGGATTCGCAGGGTCTTTTACTACATAAATGTTAGAATAGTAGTTAAGTTTACGTTTTTGCTTACGTACAGTTTCTTTATTTGCTTCAGTTCCAGTATTCCATAGTTCACGATTATATTCTCCAAGTGGGTCTTTACCACCAATAGTAGTCAGAGAATTTTCAATATACCATCCACCATTTCCTTGAAATGCGTGTGAATACATCTTTGCCCAAGGAAGTTCTTCACCATCAGGTGCTGGTAAAAAACGAAGAACTGCAAAACCATTACCAGTCTTGTCTACTTCTGGTTTCCATAGACGTTCATCAGCACCACTGGATGTAGTGCTCATCTTTTCAACTTCTTTAACCAGTTTAGAGGTCAAAGAACCAAGTTTAGATTGCTTTTTTAGATTTTCAAATGACATTTTTACCTTTGTATTAATAGGATTTGGCTTGTTGATTTTGCTTAAGGGATCATCCAGCCCATACTTATTGTATATCTACGAATCTACTCTGTCAACCTGAAATTTCATCATTTCAATCAGACTTTTCATATTACTGAAAATAACACTCATATCTTGCCCTAATGTAAGTCCCATCATCTTTGCAGAATCTAAAATTCTATCTCTCATTTCCTTTGCCTCTGGGTCATCAGACAAATTTAAACGAGTAAAAAGTATTTGTTGTTTTTCTAAAAGTTGCTCTAATAGTTCTATATGATATAGTTTTTCTTTCTTCGTCATTTTTGGATAATCAAAAAGATTTCCATAGATTTCATTTTGAAGATCGTGAAGTTCTTCAAGTTCATCACAAACAATTTCTGATTCAAAAAAACTCATTGTCCCTCCATAATAACCTTTTTTAAGATTTTGCGGTAATTCAATACATCGATATTTAGAAAGGGGTTGTACTTCATAATTTTCATCGAGATTGATTTCCATACAGGATCATCAAGTTTTTTATCGAAATTAGTTTTATATCCAACAATTTTATCTAAAATTAACATTGTTTCCAGTGAAATATTAGATTGTAAGTGCTCTTTTAGAATTTGTGGGTGTTGATTACTTTTAATAAGAAACATTTCGTCAAAGTTCTTAGAAGTAAAAACTGATTCTATTTCTTCTTTGAAAATATAAGAAAGTGATTGAGTTCTTTTTTTCCATTCAGTATATCTAACATCACCCTCTTTCATCATTTCACCAATCCAAAGTCTTCCTGGATCTGTACAAGAAATAAAGTTTGATACAAAAAACTCTACTACTTCAGCATCTGTTTTACTTCTTGAGAACTTTTCAAACCAAAATCGATCTTTGCGTTTATAGAAAGACTGTACTGTTGCTCTGGATTTTCCACAATACTTATGATAATCATAAGAATCTTTAGTAAAATGATTCTTTAATGATAAGTAACATTTATATGTATCGAACGGCATCATTCAAAAAGGTAATATAAGGATTTTTTTGCCGGGATTTTTGCACCCCAAAATTGAATTAAAATACTAATTTAGCACGAGAAGTCTTTTTAAGAAAATTAAGTTCCATGGCCTCAAACTTAATTTTATCTTTGAGTGGTTTTGAAATTAGTTTAGGCACTGATTCTAAATCAACACTATTCTGTTCGCAGAAATATACAATCGCATCAATATAGTTCATTTCTATATTAATTTGTACGAGTTCTTCTATCTGTTGCGCAAATTTAGTGGGGCAAAAGAACTTATTTTCTATTGCCTTTTCTAATTCATTTTCCATCCGTTGACCTAATATTGTGAAGTACAAATTTCTTGATATAACGAACTAATAACTTAATATAATCGTTTTTGTTTCTTTTGTCAAATACTTTTACATCACCACCAGGAGTTACCATAATAGTGATAAGTTTTACAATCGGAATTCCAGTTAATTCATAATATGCAGATCCATAAAACATTTCCTGAACGAAATAATTTTCCAACCATTCTTCTGGTTTGATTTTTTCTGATGTTTTAAAGTCAATTACCGCAAGTTCTCCTTCATACTCACCAATAGCATCAACTCTTCCAGCAAGACCAAGGTATTCTGAGTATAAGGTTCTTTCAATCGCATGAATATTATTTATCTTATCCAGATATGGTTTCGTATGAAAGAACATAAACTTTGAGAGTGGTTGATAATCATCCCAGTTTAGTTCTTTATTTTCCAAATAATCTTGACAGACTTGGTGAAAATCAGTTCCTCTTGCTGTTGCTCTTTTTGTAATACGATTTGCTTCTTCAAGTCCAATTCTTTTTCTCCACTTAACAAAAATCTCACGATTATAAAAAGAAGTCACAGTAGTAATAGATGGTACCCAATCTCCATTTGGAAGATTATAAAGACGCATACCATCTGATTCTTTTTTTTCTAACTCAAGATCACCTAAAAAATTATGATGAATAAATGTCATAAACCAAGTTCCATTTTTGTAATAATGTATTCTTTAATCAAACCACTACGAATTACATCCTCAACTTCAAATTCAATAATATCAAACGAAGGCATTTGACGAAGAATTTTCATAAAATCAACTACTCCATTCTTTTCATTTTGACGAACCAAATCACTTTGAGAAGCATCACCACAGAAAAGAATTTTGGTATTTTCACCAACACGAGTAATGATAGAATCCAATTCGTGGAAATTTAGATTTTCGAGCTCATCAACAATAATAATACAATTATCAAGTGTTGTACCACGAATAAAAGAAGTACTCCAAAAACTAATGGTTTCTTGTGCCTTGAGATTTCCGTAGAGCATCTCAAAGTCAGCATCACTCGGCATCTGGAACATATACTTTACCATATTCTTATAAGGAATTTGATAAAGAGATGCCTTATCATCGTGACTTCCTGGAAGGAAACCTATCTCACGAGTGGGTACAAGAGACCTGACGATGTAAATCTTTTCGTATGGTGTACACTCACTCAAAACATCTTGAAGTGCCTTAAAGAGGCACAGAAAGGTCTTTCCAGAACCAGCAACACCATGAGCAACTAAGTGCTTACCAGCATCATAAGACTCAAATAGTTTTCTTTGATTGTCAGTAAGTGGTTCAATGTCTAAAAGTAGTTCTTGACCAATTGGTTTTTTTCTTTTAGACAACTTAGACATTAATCCAACCGCAGGGGGTTGATTTCCATTACTCCTTCTTTTTCTTGTCATATTTTTAGATAGGTTTTACTCTTGATCCTGGTACTTTTGATGCACGGGAAAGTACTTCATTCCATCCTGGTTTAGTTTTTTTCAGTCTATCATAAATTTCACCTAACTCTACTGAACTTGCGCATCCAGACGGCCAATCTCTTTTCCACTCTGGGTTATTTTGATACCATTCAGTAATGTCATGAACACTCATTTCAATTACTTTAGTTTCACCTGTTTCTTTATGAATAATCGGATAAATTGCCAATTCATTTCTCCATTTTGTATGTGAGTATTTATTCTAATCTAATAGAAGGGGCATCGTAGGATTCAGTGAGTTCAGAACATTCAGGAGATTTCACCCATTCCAAAGCATTAGAAACACCTGGAAACTGCCAGATAAAAATACAACGAACTGCTTCTACAATATCCATATGTTCTTTTTGAGTTCCGTGTGCTGAACGAAGGTTGATATAATGTATCCAAGAACGGCAACTACCAGTCATATAAAGACGTGTAGGAGTTGCCAGAGGCAGTACAAACCTTGCGCATTCTTTTGCTACTCCTTGTTCCAAAAGATAGTTGTAAGTGTCTTGTGCGTCAACAAACAAATGACGTATCATCTTATTCATTGCGAATAACTTTTCTTCATCAATATCATTAATAGAATTTTGACGATTTTTAGTATCTTGTCTACGAAGTTCTGGTAATGGTATTTCTTCTGCTAAAAGATTTGTGTCAGCATAACGTTGTGAGAACTCTTGAAATGTAAAACTTCTATGACGTAGTATTTGAGCAGCAATACCACGATTTGTTTCAATCTCAAGTGTCATATGTGCCTGTTCAAAGACACTCCAATGATTATGCTTGATGCAATAACCAAGTAATTTAGAATAGTTTTCGTTTTCTTGATTAGCAGGATTTGAGACTCTGGCAATATAAGCCATTGTCTTTTCTGCATTTGGGGTTATAGAAATAAGTTTAACGTTAGGTTTCATTTGAAAATCCAAATCCTTTTTGTTTTTTGATGCTTTTTTTGCGAGCAAGATTGAGTAAGGCACTATCCAATGATTTTCTCATATAAAGAATCTCTTCTTTGGAGTATAATTCTGGAGTTTTAAGTGCTTCTTTAATAAGACGAATTGTTTCTTTGTATCTCATCAGTCATCATCTTCAAAAATTTCATCATAATCATCCAATTCTCCTATGCGTGATGGAAGTTCTTTGTATTCATACGCAGAGGTATCAGCATACACTTCTTCTTTGAGTGATTGAGTTAGAAGTTCAAGATTTTTGATGATGATTTTAAGTTTATCTCGGTTCATAAGTTTAAATATCTCGTTATAATTATAGACAAAAAAAGAGAGAAAGTCAAGTTTCTCTCTTTATAATTTTTTAGTATTTTTGTAAGCAATATATTC